CGCAAGAGGTAAATCATGCTCAACAGCATCCTGAAGGACTGCAAGATCGTGAAGGTCAGCAACGGCGCCGCGGCGGGTCAGACCGCCGTGACGACCTTGACCTTCGACATGAGTGGCTATGACGCTGTCTGTCTCATCGCCGACCTGGCCGCCGTCACCGACGGCTGTGTGCTGTCGCTGAAGGCGCAGGACGGCAACCAGGCCAATGGCGGCGATGCTGCCGATATCAGCGGCGCCACCACGGGCACGTTCACGGCCTCTTCCAGCAGCAACAAGCTCGTCGTCCTCGATGCCGTGCAGCCTCAGCTGCGCTACGTGACCGCCGTTCTGGGCCGGACCACGCAGAACGCCACCGTCAACACGATCATCGCCATCCTGTACCGGACCAAGAACAAGCCGGTCACGCCCGATGCCAGTGTCATCCTGTCGGCCTTGGCCGAGTGCGCGGCGTAAGCCTCCTGATCCCTTAACCCTCAGAAGGAGGATACGCACATGGCCGCCGAGAAAGGCCATCATCCGAACCTGCCCTACTTCGATCAGTCGGGGCAGTTCCATATGTCCGACAGCGCCGAGTTCGATCCCAACGAGCTGGCCCTGGCCGCCAAGGTCAGTATCAGTGCCGCCGCGGGCACGACGAACCAGACTCTCGTCACCTTCCAGTTCAAGGATGGGGCTGGCAACAACCTGGCGGCCTGCGTGCCTATTGACATCTGGCTGTCCGACGCGGCCACCGGCATCGGCCTCACGGCGACCACGGCCAGCGGCGCCGTCGGCGCCGGCGCCAGCGGCACCGACTTCGGTGCCTTGACCGCCAAAAAGGCGATCCGGTCGCTGACCGACGCGACCGGCAAGTACATCCTGGCCATCACCGACACGTTGAAAACCGGGTTTTTCCCGTGTTGCTCGATCCCGGGCACCGGGCAGATCGCGGTGGGGGCTCAGCTGCAAACGGCCAACTATGGCTAACCGCGCCAGCTTCCTGATTACGCCGGAAATCCTGGCGGCATTGCTGGACCTGCCGCCAGGAACGGAGATCGTTTACGGCGAGTGGGATGTCTGGTCCGGCCAGCTTGAGCTGGTCGTCGCACATCCTGACTTGCCCGAGACCCACGCAGGCCAGCGCTTGGCCCGAGTCGCGCCGCTGTACAAGACCGATGAACAAGGTCTAGGGAAGTTTGTCAGCTGGGGAGCCTAAATTGTGCCACGCGGCCTTAAAGTCACGACGCCGCCTTCCGGCGAGCCTGTCACGCTGGACGAGGCCAAGCTGTGGTGCCGCATCGACATCCCCGATGACGATGCCGTGGTGCGGAGCCTGATCGCGTCGGCGCGGCAGTACGTCGAGGCGACCTACAACCGCACGCTGGTCTCGACCGGCTGGCGGTCCTCGATTGACCGCTTTCCCAGATATAGTTCGTCGGCTGTCTGGCAGTACAACTCGGATGCCATCTGGCAGCAGCGTCTGCCCGTCACGCAGTTGTCCGGCCAGTGGTATCCCGACCGGGCTGCCATCCGCGTGACGCGACCGCCCTTGCAGGCCGTCACGTCGATCACTTACGTGGACGGCAGCGGTGTGACGCAGACGGTGGACCCGAGCACCTACGATGTGGACACCGACACGGAGCCGGGCCGCATCGCGCCCAGCTACGGCAATATCTGGCCGATCGTTCGTCAGCAGCTGGCCAGCGTACAGGTGTCCTTTGTGGCCGGCTATGGCCCGGTGACGAGCGTACCACTGGCCATTGCCGCCGGCGTGCAGACCGTGACGCCCGCCAGCCTGTTCGGCATCTACGCCGGCACGATCCTCGACATCGACCGGCTAACGCCCGTGGCGGAACGCATCGTCGTTAGTTCCGTGACTGCGACGACCTTCACCGCGACCTTCGCCAATGCCCACTCGGCTGGCTTTACCGTGGAGCCCGGATTGCCCGAGCAGGTGCGCACGGCGATCAAGCAGCTGGTGGCCCACGGCTACGAGAACCGTGAGGCCGTGCAGCAGGGCAGCTTCAGCGAAGTGCCGCTGGCTGTTCAGGCCGAGCTGATGAGTATTTTCCCGGCCGAATACGAGTGAGCCGATGGCGAACGTCTACATCCGCGCCGGCAAGCTCCGCCGCCGCGTCGAGGTCCAGGCCCTGACGGCACCGGAGCCGGCCAACGCTTACAACGAAAAGCCGCCGGTCAACTGGCAGACGATCGCTGTGCGCTGGGCGCAGATCGAGCCGCAGAAAGGTCAGGAGCCGTTTATCGGGGCGCAGATCCAGCCGGACACGACGCATCGCGTGACGCTGCGGTTTTTCCCGGGGCTGTCGACCAAGATGCGCTTGCTGGTCCGCGATCCCAACGCGGCGGCCAGCAGTGATTTCCCCGAGGGCGGCTATCGCGTGTTCAACATCCTCGATGTCCAGAACCTGGACGAGCGCGACCGAACCTTGCAGCTGAGTTGTACCGAGGTGCTCTGATGCCCACCGTGGCCAACCTGCCCTTTGCGTCCTACCAGGCGACACCCGGCGCGCCCTATCAGCACGCCGCCCTGGTGACGCCCGATGACAACAACGACCTGGCCAATGCCGCCACGGCGCTGTTGATCAGCGTCGATGGTGCCTTGAAGGTCACGACCGAGGGCGGCGAGACGATTACTTTCCCGACCGGAACCTTCACGGTCAAGACCTTCCTGCCGTTGCGCGTGACGCGGGTTTTCGCCACGGGCACGACGGCGACCGGCATTATCGCTTTTAGGTGAGCAATGGCGCACACCATCGAGGTGGTCGGCCTGCAGAACGCGCTCAACCAGCTGCAGGGCGTCGAGCGCAAGGTGCGCAAGAAGCTCTTGCGGAAGTACGTCAATGAGGCCACCAAGCGCGTTCTCAAGGATGCCAAGAAGCTAGCCCCCGTGGCGCCGCTGGGGACCTTGAAGGGCCTCTACCGCAAGTCCCTGGGCCGCAAGATCAAGAGCTACCAGGCTGGCCTGGTGCAGGTCGGCCTGGTCGGCGCCCGCGGCGGTTTTCGTTATCCCGCCGGCGTGCGGAAACGCGGGAAGCGTAAGGGCGAGGTCTGGTATCAGGATCCGGTGAAGATCGCTCATCTGCTGGAGAAGGGCACGGCCCATGCGGCAGCCCGCCCGCATCTACGGCCGGCGCTGGCGAACAATCAGGCGACCCTGGAGGCCCTGGCTGAGCAGATCATCGGGAAGGGATTGGGAAGCGGAGGCAGCGCGTGAGTATCAAGGCCGTGATCGGCAAGCTGGTCGCCGACGCTGGCGTGGCGGCCCTGGCCGCCGATCCCGCCGCCGGCGGCGCCGCCAATGTCCGCGTTTATCCCAACAAGGCGCCCCAGGGAGTGGACCGGCCCTTTGTCGTCTGTCGGCGGATTGCCGGGGCGCCCGTGCTGACCTATGCCGGGCCCACGACCCTTTCCGGCCGGCGTGTGCAGGTGGATTGCTACGGCGACAGCTACGCCGATGCCGACGCCATGAGCTTGGCGGTGATGGCGGCGCTGAATGGCTTCGCCGGCAAGGTGGGCAGCACGCCCATCGACGTGCGCGGGGCCTTGCTGGAGGACATCGGCGACGATTACGAGCAGCCGGTCCACTCCGATGAGGCGGGTATTCATCGCGTGAGCATGGAGTTCCTGGTCTGGAACGATACCGAGGGCTAAAGCTATGGCCGTCTCGTCTGTCTCGATCATCGGTTACGGCAGTGATTTTCAGCGCTCGACCGACGGTAACAGCTATACCACCGTCGGCCAGGTGACGGATCTGGTGCCGCCCAAGAGCAAGGCCACCACGATTCAGCACTCCAACCTGCAATCGCCGGGCGGCTTCCACGAGTTCCGCGCCGGCATGCGTGACGGCGGTCAGGCCACCTTCAAGATCCTTTTTAAGAAAACCGACTACAACACGATTTTCTCGGACTGGTCCAGCGGCACGACACGCTACTGGAAGGTCGTCCTCTCTGACCTCGTCTCCACGGCCAGCACGCTGGCCTTCCAGGGGCATATCGAGGAGCTAGCGGTCCTCAACCCGATGGATGACAAGGTCGAGGCTGAGGTTGCCATCAAGGTGACGGGTCAGATCACGTTCGTTCAAGGGACGTAATCCGCGGTCAGGGGCCAGCAATCAGGGATCAGGGGTCAGGAGTCCGCAATCATGGCGACGCTTACCGTTACGACCGAAAACCACGGCACCGGCATTCTCGATCTGGTCGCTACTGCGGTGGCCGTCGATGTCGCTGGCAGCGACAAGTTCCCCAACACCGGCAACGAGCTGGTCTTTGTCAACAACGGTGGCGGCGTCAGCCTGACCGTGACGGAGAACTACGGCACCGGCGGCACCATCGACGGCCAGACCTTGCCCAACAAGACCAAGGTCATCGCCGCCGGCAAAAGTGCCCTACTAGGGCCGTATCCGCCAGGGCTTTACAACGACGCCAACGGCTTCATGAATCTGGGTTGGTCGGCCACGACCAGCATCAAGGTGCTGCCCTTCGTGAAAGGATCGTAGAGCAGGAGCCAGGAGTGAGGATCGAGGATCTAGTCTTGCTCGATCCTCACTCCTGGCTCCTCACTCCTACTCGATGTGAAAGGATCGTGATGCTTTCCCGTGAGCAGATTCTCGCCGCGGCCGATCTGCCGCGCGAGGAAGTGTTGATTCCTGAGTGGGGCGGTACGGTTTGGGTGCGGACCCTGTCGGCCGCCGAGCGCGATGCCTTCGAGGCCGCCAGCGTGCAGGCTCGCGGCAAGGACCGCTCTGTCAACCTGGCCAACCTCCGCGCTCGCCTGGCCGTCTTGTGCCTGGTCGATGAGCAAGGTCAGCGGCTCTTTACCGACACGGATGCTGTGGCGCTGGGCCAGAAGTCCGCCAAGGCCCTGGCCAAGGTCTACGACGTGGCCGCTCGTCTCAATGGCCTGTCGGCTGATGACGTCGAGGAGCTGGCAAAAAACTCCGCGAGCGGCCCGTCCGCCGCTTCTGCTTCAAGCTAGCGCTGCGGCTGGGCAAGACGGTCCGCCAGCTGCTGGCCGAGCTGGATGCCCGCGAGCTGGCCGAGTGGATGGCTCTTGACCGCCTCGATCCCATCGGCGCCGAGCGGGACGACTACCGGGCGGGCATCATCGCGGCCACGATCGCCAACCGTCTGCGCGGCAAGGGCGAGTCGGCCTCGAAGCCCGAGGATTTTGTGCCGCGCTTCGACGCCGAGCCGCCCACGCTGGAGGATTTGGCCGAGAAGGCCCGGCTGCTGGCCCTGGCGCTGGGAGGAGAAGTGATCGAGCATGGCGGTCCTGTCGGTTCGTGAAATCTGGAATGGCCGCCGCGGCAGCGCCGATGAGAAGGCCGTGCGCGAATACGCGCGCGTCTTCCGGGTCGTGACCAGCAACAGCCTGGATGGCGCCCTGGTCGCTGAAACGGCTGTGGACCCATTCAATGGCACCGCCATCCCCAATCTGTTCGCCAGCTACATCGAGCCCAATGGCACGACCTTCGATCTGACGGCCATTGCCCGCAAGATCGACGTGGTCCAGGACGATAGCGATCCCAATACCTGGCTGGTGACGGTCAGCTATTCCAATCGCACCGACCTGCCCGAGTTGGGCAATCCCAACCCGCTCTTGCGGCCCAGCGAAATCAAATGGTCCTTCGCGCAGTTCCAGCGGATCGCCGATGTGGACATCTATGGTGCGGCCGTGGTCAACAGTGCTGGCGAGGCCTTCGATCCGCCAGCGGAAAAGGATGATAGCCGGCCCGTGCTGGTGGTCACGCGCAACGAGGCGGGCTTCGATCCCGGCATCGCCTATCTGTACCGCGATGCGGTCAATAGCGATGCCTTCTTCGGCGCGCCGCCGGGGACGGCCAAAATTCAGGCCATTGAGGCCACCCGCCACTACGAGAACAATTTCTTCTACTGGCAGGTGACGTACACCATCCACTTCCGGCCCGACGGCTGGAACCTCAACTTGCTGGATCAGGGCTTCAACTACCTGGATACCGACGGCAAAACGAAACTGTTGATCCGCGACAAAAACGGGGCCGCGGTGTCCAAGGCCGTGCCCCTCAACGGCGTGGGCGCCTCGCTGACCAATGCCTTCTCGTCGCTGACGCAGGCGCTGGAGCCCACGGACACGACGTTGTCCGTCGCCTCGGCAGCTCCCTTTCCCGTCAGCCAGCCACTGCCGGCCAACGGCGTGACGTTGTATCAGCACAGCGTCCAGCAGTTCATCGTAAAGATCGATCAGGAGCTGATCTTGGTGCCGGCCGTGCAGAATCAGAACCTGACCTGGACCGGCGTGACACGCGGCTATGGCAACACCGTGGCAGCCGCCCATGTCTTGAACGCCAACGTCACGCTGCAGCCCGTGTTTCTGAGTTTCCAGGTCTATCCGCTGTTGCCCTTTGCGCCCTTGCGCCTGCCCTAGAGGAACCATGAGCGTACCGATTGTCCTACCTACCGACACCCAGGTCCTCGGCACGCTGACGGCCACTCAGCTCAATGTGCCTTTGGGCGCCATCACGGACACGATGGTGGCCGCCAGCGCTAACATCGCGGCCACCAAGCTGCAGCAGGAGTATCACCCGACCTGGGGCCAGGAATCGTCCACGACCGCTTTCAGCGAAACGCATGTTTTCCACGTCGTGCGCGGCTCCACGGGGACAATCATCGAGTTCGCCGCCGGCTCCGTCGTACCGGCCGTGGGCAGCGATACCTGTAACGTCGATGTGACCAAGAATGGCTCGTTTATCAGCGGCTCCATCGTGCTGAACAGTAGCGACACGGCGCGGACGCTGAAGTTCGCCACGCTAACCATCACCAGCCTGGCCGCCGGCGACGTGCTCGAAATCAAGATCACTCCCGTCCATACGACGGGGACATTGCCCAAAGGCGTTTTCGCTCGTCTCACGGTGCGGGAGAATTCGCCATGAGCGAGCGCGGCGTTCTCTTTACCCCCGAGGCGGCGGGCCGCATCATCGCGGCCACGCAATGGCAGGAAAACTGGCCGCAATCGCGCAAGCCCACGCGCGGCGTGCCGGCGGCGCCCAAGGAGCAGGTGTTCCTGGCCCGCATTACCTCGGGCACACCCGACGCCAACGGCCTGTATGCGGCCGTCATCACCCAGCGCCAGCCCGATGGCAGCTATGTCGATTTCGGCAGCGTCCGCGTGGCGAGCCTCAATGGCGAGACACTCACCCAGGGCAAGCGCTATGCCGTGCAGGCCGTGGACCCCAACTACAGCGGCGCACCGGCCTATCAAACCCTCGGCGGCGCCGCCAACATGGCGACGGCCTTCTCGGGAGCTTATTACGTCCAGAGCGGCAATCAGACCATTACCTCCAGTGCCAATCTGGGCACAGTGACCAAGATTCTCGGCTTCAACAGTGCCAGCTACGACACCGACGGCTATGGGCCCGGCGATGGCATTACCATCCCCTTTGGCGGCTACTATCGCGTTACCCTCCAGGTGGCCTGGCAAAACAGTAACGTCGGCTCGCGCCTGTGCAATGCCCTCGTCGCTGGCACCTTCACCCCTGCGATGGATGTGCGGCCGGCTGCTTCGGGAGCTTTGGAGTATACCGTGCAGCAGCTGACGTTCACCTACGCCCTCAGCGCCGGCGTCAGCATTGTTTTCAACGTCTCCCAGGATTCAGGCGGCAATCTCGACATCACCCCCGGCGGCCTTGGCGTGCCCTGCTCGTACTGGATTGAGCGCATCGGCTAGTTCTGGAGGAGCGCATGTCTCTTTTGACCGTGATCCCCACCGACGTGCAAGTTGTCGGCGCTCTGTCGGCCACCTCCATCACCACGGCGCAGCTGAATTTCAATGTGCTCGGTCTGACGGGCACCGTGCCCGTGAGCAATGGCGGCACGGGCCTGGCCACCTTGACGGCGCATGGCGTGCTGTTGGGCGAGGGGACCTCGCCAATCGGCATCGCTCCGACGGGTAACACGGGCTACCTCCTCATCGACCAGGGCGTCGGTGTCGATCCGGCTTTCAAGCTCGTATCTGGCGACGCCACGCTCACCGGCGGCGGCCTGCTGACGATCGCTAGCCTGTTCGCCAATGTGCAGGGCCTGAAACTGACCTTCACCACGACGGCGCAAATCACCGTCGGCATCGGCCAGGCCCGCGATTCGACCAACGCCACGACAATCATCCTCAACAGCCCTGTCGCCATCACGGTGACGACTAATGGCAGTGCCGCCGGCAATGACCGCAAGCAGATTAGTGGTACGGTGGCCACCAATTCCACCAATGCCACCGTGACCGGAACGAGCACGGCCTTCCTGACCGATTTCGGCACCAGGACCTGCTCGGGCACCATCGCCGGGGCCTCCACCACCATCACCGGCACCAACACGAAGTTCCTGAGCGAGTTCGCCGTCGGCGACCTCATCGGCACGGCCGCCAAGGGCTACAGCCGCATTACCGCCATTGCCTCGGATACTTCGCTTACCATTGTGGCCGCCCTCCCCGGTGGCGATCCCTCGGGCACCACGCCCGTTTGCATCGAAAACGCCTGGTTCCAGGCGGCCAGTCAGACGATCCAGCGCATCAACACGATCAGCTCGAACACGTCGCTGACCCTGGCGGCCAACTCCAGCGCCACGCAGAGCGGCGTCAATGGCTTCATCGGCGTCTTGCCCGCCTCCCAGGCCGCTCTCATGGTCTGGCTGGCTCAGGGTAACAGCGGCACGACCTGCTATGTCAGCACGCAGCGGACCACGCCTTTTGGCATCAGCGGCTACACGACCTCCGTGCGCCGCATCGGCTCGATCCAGTACACCGGCAGCGTTGTCGTCGCCTTCGATCAGTGGGGCACCGGCAATGAGCGCTGGTATCAGTACGAGGTCGCCCAGGGCAGCGCCAACACGCAAATCCTGACCAACGCCGCCAATGTGGCCTGGACCAATGTCGTCGCCTCGGGCTGCGTACCGCCCACGGCCGATGTGCTGAACCTGACCGCCTCGATCATCACCGGCGGGACGGCGGGCTTGCAGATCTATCTGCGCAAGCGCGGCATCGGGGATGCCACCGTCAGTCGCAACGCCACCCTGGCCGTGCAGGTCCTCAACTTCACGCTGGCCGTTACGGTCGAGTGTGCCTGCGATGGCGCCCAGGTCATCGACTACGCCACTTCCAACACCTCGGCCGGCAATGGCCTCTACCTCTACGTCGTGGGTTATCACGAGAACCTGTAAAGAGAGTGACGAGTGACAAGTGACGAGTGACGAGTGACAAGCAAAACCCGCTGTCTTTCTTGTCACTCGTCACTCATCACTTGTCACTGAAAGAGTCACTGCTTTTGCCCTCGGCCTCACGGCGCTGGTACATCAGAGACACACGCGGAGGAGAGGCTATGGACTGGGTATCGCTCATTCATTCGCTGGGATTGCCCACGGCGCTGCTCCTCCTCATCCTGATGGCCTTGGGGCGCGCGGGCGTATGGGCCGCCAACAACCTCATGAAGCCGCTGGTGGACAAGCACATCGAGTTTTTGGACAAGGCCATCGAAGCCAACGACAAGATTGCCACGAGCCAGGCCGAGATCACCAGGGCCCTGCTGACAATGAATGATCGCCTGGATCGACTGAGCAAGGAGGCTATGGCTCATGCCTAAAGTGACGCGACTGGCTGTGCCCTTCTTCCTGTCCGTGGGCCTGGCCGCTGGCGTCCTGGCCGCGAGCCTGGCCGGTCGGCCCACAACGCAGCTGGCCGGCGCCGTCGAGGTGCAGGTGCCGACTACAGGCGCCTCCTGACTGACCCCGCCAGCGCCTCGGTCGGAGGCGCCGTCTCAGGACAACAGCGACAACAGCGTGGCTAACTGTGTGGTCAATGTCTGCTGCGATACCCACTACGGCGGCTCGGGCACCTCCATTTACTGCGAGAACGCCGGCGTCATCATCAGTGCCGCTCATGTGACCCGCGGCGCTCGCTCGGCCCGGATCACTTTCCGCAGTGGCCAGTCCTATCACGCCCAGGTCCTCGCCGCCGAGGAGAGCACGGATCTGGCCGCCCTGTGGTTCAGCCCCGAGGGCAACGTGCCGCGCACGGCCGTGGCGGCGCAGGCCCCACCGCGCGGCAGTCGTGTCTGGAAGATCGGCTATCCCGCCGGGCGCTCGAGCTTACAGCGGCCCAGCATTCTCTCGGGGCAGCTGCTGCGCTGTGAGGGGCGGCTCTATGCCCATATCGAGGTTTACAGTGGGGACAGCGGCGGCGGTTACTTCAACGACCAGGGCGAGCTGATCGGCGCGGTCACCGGCTATGAGAATGGCCAACATGCGCCGTCGTTTGGTCCCGGCACCGCCCAGCTGCAGCGCTTCGTCACCGAGGTCTGCAAGCCGCGTCTGCGGCGCCAGCCGCCACAACCTGGCAACCCCGGTGGCCTACCTGGCAAGCAACCTACCAACCCGGGCCCGAGTGCTGGCCCTCCGGATGGGATCCATCCACCTGCGCCGGCCCCGGACCCGGCCCAGCCTCAACCCCGCCCCCCCAGTGTGCCACCGCCACAACCTAGCGTTCCGGGCTGCCCCTGCGATCTGTCCCTGATCATCCAGCGGCTTGAACGGCTGGAAGCTTCCCTCCAGGCCCGCCTGGAGCAGATTCAGAAGATGCCAGGACCTGAAGGCCCGGCGGGTAAGGAAGGTCCTGCAGGGAAGCCCGGAGTGCCTGGTCCGCAGGGGGTGCCAGGTCCTCCGGGTCCTGCGGGACCTCCCGGCCCGGCCGGGAAGGATGGCCGCGACGGCAAGGATGGCGGCGCCGTAGTGGCCGAGCTATCGGCCCGCGTTGAGGCCCTGGCCGCCGCACTTTCCGCCCGTATCGACGAGCTGGCCAAGCACGGCCCAACAGCACCGCTGGAGGTCGAGCAGATTAAGAAGATCCTGGCGGGCACGGGCTTCACCGTCGATGTGGTCGATAGCCAGGGCGCCATCATCCAGAGTCAGCAGGTGCCTCTGGGCGGCACGCTGAAGCTGCAGCTGCTGCCCAAGGCGAAGTGAGACGTTTCCCTTTCCTTTTTCCCACGACCGGAGAAGTGACCGATGGCTATTGCTCAAGAACTGGTCGATGCCGCTGGCGCCGCCGCTCTGCGTGGCTTTACCCGCCAGGCCGATCGGGCCGACCAGGACGCCCGCGACATGGGCTCGTTACTCATGTTCGATCATCGCAGCCTCAGCGCCGCGATCTGCCGCGAAGTCTGCATGGCTCCTGATCCAGCCACCATCGCCGACTTCAACACGACCTCTCATGTGCCGACGCCGCAGCCCTACATTGCACCGAACGTGTACAACCCGCAGGGTGGGCCTCCGGGACAAACGCCGAAGTAATCCCACGAGTTAGCATCTCATGGCCGATGCCTCCTCGACCCCCGCAGCGCCCGACCCGGCCGAGGCCTGGGCCGATCTAATCCAGTCTTTTGCCGAGCTGGCGGACGCTGCGGATGAGGAGACCTGGCAAAAGGCCAGAGCCAACCTGGAAAAAGCGAAAACGGCCTGGGCCGAAGGCATGACGAAAGGAGTGGCGGGGCTGGTGGCACAGCGGGCAACGCCGCCCGAGTCTGCGTCGCCGGCCCCCGGGTGAGGACGTCATGACGGCACAAGAGGCTCTGGCCGCCCGGCGGCTGGAGTGGAAAGATTGGTTCGTGCAGGCGATGGCCTTCGGCTATGCCCAGACCGATGCCCTGCGCCGCGCGGCTGCTGCCAAGGGGATGGGCTTGGACCTCGCACAGTTCAGCCGGCCATTTCCCGGCTCACCGATGACACAGACCATCACGGACAATTCCGTCAACGCCGCCCCGCCGCCCGCGGCGGTGCCGGCAACGGGCCCGAGTGCCCAGGCAGGCACTCTCTCGGGCCCTGCCCCAGGTCCGGCCCCCGAGCGCCTCCCGCATGGGCCGGCGGCCAAGCCCAGCAATCCCCTGGCGATCATGGCGCTGACGGCGGCCACGCTGCTGGGCGGTACGGCCCTGGGCGCTGGCGTCGTCGGCCTACTGCGCCCAACGCAGCAGTCTCCTCAGATCATTCAGCAGCCGGCGCCACCACCAGCACCGACTCCGCAGCCAGAACCCCAGCCTTGTCCTCCACTCAATGACAGAGACTGGCAAATCAAGATCGTCCCCTGAAAGGAGTCCTCTTGTGCGTAGCTTGTGCCTCGCCCTTCTGTGTCTGGGTTCGACAGCCCTCTTCGCCCCCGCGCAGTGCCCGTGCCAGCCGTGTCGTCCGCAAGCCTGCCAAGCCCAGGACTGCGACTGCTTCGAGGAAGCTTACGACCAGGCCGTCCGCGACAACAAGCCCTTGCTGATCTTCGTCCAGCAGAAGGCCCGCGGCATCGAGGGTTGCCTCAGCTGCTCGGTAGCCTGCTACCCCGGCCAGCGGGGCGCCGGCGTCATCATCGGCCTACCCGATGGGAAGGGCAACCTGCTGGAAGTAGCCCGCCGTGACAGCTATCCCACCGAGGCCTGGCTGCAGCGGCGTGTCGCCGAGCTACAGCGGCAACACACGAATCTGGCTTGCTACCGCCAGGGGTTTTTTCTGAGGATCGGCCTGGGCATCGTTAGCGGTCGTCCGGGCCACCCTTCCCACCATCCCCGAGGACCTTGCCGATGAGCAACCGTCCCTGCTTGCGGTTGGCCCACGCTCAAAATGTCGCGGCCATCCGCCGCCAGCAGTACGCCCGGCTGCGCGAGGCCTACCAGGTTGGCGACGTGCCCATTAACCAGCTGGAAGAGGCCGAGTTGGCCAAGCTGGACGCGGAGCTGCACCTGAAGCTCTGCGAACTGGACGTGCGCGAGGAGGACCGATGAACGAGCCAAACATGGTCCGTGCCAAAGCCCCGCTGGGTTGCTTGCTGGTGTTGTCCTTCATCGGTGGCTGTCTGTTTGCTTTGTCACTCATTGCGGTGGCCTGCCTGATCGTCAACCGCTTGCTCTGATCGGAGCAGGATCGAGGATCGAGGATCGAGCAGGTCTTCACTCGATCCTCGATCCTCACTCCTCGATCCTGCTCAAGGAGAAAAGCCATGCGTACCTTCTGGCGCTGGTGGTGTTGGCTGTTGCACCGACCGTTCTGGAAGGTGGGTGTCTGGAGTGACGCGGGAGAGGGAACCCAGGGGCGTCTGCTGTGCTGTCCCTGCTGCTCGAAAATCTGGACCCAGTTCCGCTGAGAAGTGACAACGGGCCCGGCCAGCGGGTAAAAAAGTGCCGAGCGTAGAGTGTTCTCCCTTCTGCTCTACCTCGGCCGGGGCAGTTAGAAACAAGGTCCCTTCACTGCCCAGAACTATCCTAATGCACTTGGTCAGGACCGTCGTTGCGGTTCTATGGCAGGACCGTAGACGACCCCACGGAGGGAACAGTATGGATCGGCCTCGGCTGCGGCGCTGGTTGAGCGCTATTGAACACCCCCATCCCCTCTGCCCTTTCTGTCAGGAGTTGGCCGACGGCCCGGATCATGCGGCCTGTGTGATCCTGTGGCTGAGGCTCTTGCGTTTCGCTTTCCCCTTCGAGCAGGACGGCCCGGATGAAGATTACGAGCATGAGGCCCGGCCTCTGCCGGTCCCCTGCTCCGTCGTGTCGCGCGAAGCCCGCGTCAACGTGCTGGCGGCGCGCTATCACCGCGGCGAATCCCTCTGGCACCCGGCCGATCTCTGCCAGATGCCGGACCTGGCCGGCTGCGCCCTGGAAGTGTCGCGTCTGGCTAATGGCGCCATCGCCGAGGGGGAGGTGCGCTATGCCTAGTATGCTGAGCCTGGCCGAAAAGCAGCAGCTGGATCAGCAGGAAGCCCGCATTGCCCACGGCCTGCACAAGTTCCACGAGATCGGCGCCGCCCTCGTAATCATCCGCGAGAAACGCCTCTACCGCGTCGGCTATGCCAGCTTCCGGGAATACTGCCAACAGCGTTGGGGGATCGGCCGCCAGTATGCCTACCGTCTGATGGCGGCCGCTGAAGTGGTGGCTCAGCTGTCGCCAATTGGCGACATTCTGCCCCGCACGGAAAGCCAGGCCCGCGCCCTGGCCCGCCTCGATCCGGCCCGCCTGCGCTCCGTCTGGGCTGAGTTGACCGCCGATGGCGAGCAACCGACAGCCGCCGAGATCGAGGAGGTGATTCGGCGCTCGGGTGTGGCCATACCGCCAGCGAAAGAAGAGATCCTGGAGCGGGTCAAGCAGGCCGAGGCCGAGGCAGCCCGCGAAACCAAACGGCTGAAGGACCGCGACCGCATCGCCGCGGCTGAGCGTAAAATCCGCCAGGCCATGAAACTGTTTCAGGGTCTAGGTGAAGGCGTTGCTGAAGAGGTCCTGCACCATCTACGTCATGCACTCGCCGCTAGCGCGCTGTTGGTCGCCTGACGAACTGGGGGCCTAAAAAGCGGACAGCCCCGGAGGTGCCCAGACCCCGGGGCCGGTCCTGTACACCGTGATCCCAGACAATCTAGCCCCGGGCCTGCTCATGGTCAAAGCCACGCTCGCCGTTTCGGTTGGCAACCTGCTTTTGGATCTGACCCCGAAAAGCCTGACCGTCCGCACGCTGCGTACGGACTGCGCCACGGGCGAACTGGTGGCCGCGGGCGGGCCGCAGCTGGAAACCTGTCTGACCACCTATGACCAGATTCGCCAGGCGGGGCTGGCTCTGGTCCGTTTCGCCGAGCTACTGTCCTGAATACTGTCCAGAATGATGCCTCCAGTTGCCGTGGACCGCGAAAAACACGTGCGGCGGACAGGTCTTGTTTCTCCCGAGGATTTCCGCGTAAACTGTGCCCCGACAAGGAGGATAGGGCCTTCCGAAGAGGGGTTTTCAGGGGCTTCATAAGCCGCGTGTCGCTGGTTCGATCCCAGCCGCCGCTAATCCCTAAACCCTTTGCCGAACGTGCGTTGCGTACTCCCCTTCTGGGGGAAGCGGCACCGGAAGGCCGTTATTCTGGACAGTTTACTGTCCAGAATTCACGGCACAGGAGGTGCCTCCCATGGCGCGCAAACCCGCGTTCCCCCCACCCATCCACAAACATTCCAGCGGCCAGGCCCGCGTTTACTGGAAGGGCCAGGTCCATTACCTGGGCCTCTATGGCTCGGCCGAGGCTCAGGCCGCTTACGCCCGCCTGGTTGAGGAGATCCGCTCAACCGGTAACGCCAGCGGCAAAGCTCGGGAGGCCGCCCTGAGTGTGAAGGCCCTCGTCAGCGAGTGGGAGCGGCACATGGGCCGCCGCTATGCCGCCTCCTCCCGCGAGCCTGTCCAATTTCGACGGGCGCTGGCCGTGGTCCTCCGCCTCTACGGACACCAGCCGGCCGCGTCGTTCGACACCCTGGCACTCATGAACGTCCAGCAAGCGATGGCCTCCGGTTCCTGGATGACTGAGGAAGAAAAAGCGCGCAGTGAAAAGAAAAAGCGCCGTATAGATTGGTGTCGGAATGTCGTCAATCGCCAGATCGTCCGCATCAGAACCGTGTGGCGCTGGGCGGAAAGCCGCAAGCTGGTCCCTGTCGGCACCTGGTCAAGTCTGCTGACCGTGGAAGGGCTGGGCCGTAATGACCCTACGGTACGGCACACCAAGCCCCAGGTCGCGGCCAACTTCGAGGATGTGAAGAAGGTGCTGAAACACTGCGGCGCCACGGTCCAAACGATGTTGCTCGTGCAATGGTGGAGCGGCTGCCGTTCGGGCGAAGTGCGCCTCATGAGGCGGGAGGAGATCGACTGTTCCGGCGAAGTCTGGTATTACCGACCGACCAGCCACAAGATGGCCTATAAGGGGCAAGAGCGCGTGATCCCACTGGGCCGAAAGTGCCAGGCTGTGCTACGTCCCTATCTGGCCAAGGCAGGGCTCCTCTTTGAGGCACGTCCGGGTTCCCCTTACTCCATGTTCAGCTACGCGCAACACATCCGGCGTGCCGCAAGGAAAGCTAACGTGCAGGGCTTCCACGGCTATCTGTGTCGGCATGCCGCCAAGCAACGGCTGACGCGCCAGTTTGGCCTCGATGCGGCTCGTGCCGTACTGGGCCAGAAGAGCCTCGGCACAACGAATGGCTATGCAAGCCAACAGGATCTCCTGACGGCCACCCAGGTCGCGGGCAAGGCCTGCTAAGGCGCAACACTTCCTGCCCAGGATGGATTTTTCGCGCCGCGCACAATTGGCACGGTGCGGTGCCTTTGCAAAGGCACCGCACCGTGCCAATTGTGATCTAGGATTGAGATGCCCCTTGACCCATCAGGATTTGCTTATGTCTTTCCATCACTCGCCGATTCTTTTGGTGCACCGCCCATGCCAGAAGATGACGATCTGCGCCAGCGCCTGCTAGAGGCGCTCGCCCCCTTGTTGCCACGCTTGATTCAGCCGGTGGTCCAGCCGAAGACAGTACAGCCGCAAGCCAACGCTGCTCCTGATCACTTCAAGCTCCGACGCATCCACCAGCGCTTGCTGGCGGTCGCCAAGCCCATCCCTCTGCCGGCCAAAAAGCTCATCAGCCTGGCGGGTTACTCCGTCAACACCTACTCGCGCCAGGCCGTGACGCAGCTGTGTCGGGCTGGTTTACTGATCCGCACGGCCGATGGCATCAGTCTGCCAGCTGGCAGCCAGCGCCCACGCCCCTGAGACTGCCAGGACTTGGCCAGCTGGCAGCCCCCGCTGGAAATGCAGCTGGGATTTGCCAGGGGCGAAAACTCGACACCACAGCTTAGGATCGGCGGCCAGAAAGGGGGTGCTTGTCATGCACAACGATCCAGATGCGGGCCCGTTGCCCGAGGATTTGTTGACGCCCGCCCAGGTCGCGCGGCTATTGAAGGTCCACATTTCTACGGTGTATCGCTGGTGTTTGTCCGGCCGTCTGCCCAGCTATCGCCGGGCCGGCAGCCGCTTTCTGATCTGTCGGGCCGACGTGCGCGCCCTCCTGGAACCGGTGCGGCCCTCGCCCACGTCGCCACGCGAGCCCATGCTAGCGGGCCAGCGGCTTGATGAGTTTCTGCGCTCACGGGGCTACCAGGTGTGAGCAAGCAAAACGCCCGCTGCCTACGGGGCCTGTGGCAGCGGGCGCTCAAGGTGAGGAAGGCACGTGCAGCGAGGCCGCGGCCGCCACGGCGGAAGCTGCGCCGTGGCGGCCGCCAGGAGGTTCTCGCACAGCGTTGTCGCAGACACTGTAGTAGGACGATTGGGTTCAGGGAAGCAAAAAGGCCCGCGCCGTTTCCGTAAGTCGGCGCGGGCCGTGGACTCAGCCGTCTCCGACGGCGGGGTTATCTTCGGAGGTGGGACCGAGGATGGCAAGCAGACTAGCGACGATGGCCGCCACCGCTGCCAGGGGCAGAACGAGTGTAGGAATGCACGACGGTGCCATCCCTGCGTGTGTAGCCATTCACATGGACCGGCCCGACGTTGGGTGAATGATACCCGCTCTTGCTCGGCTGCATGGCCATAGGACCGCTGGAAGGGTAAGAGTGCTCAGGCATCGAGGAAGCTACTACGGTGGTCGCAGGAGCTGTCGCCTCGGTCTGGAGAGGAATCGGTGCAGGGATCGGAGCAGTCGTTGCGGCGACGTGCGGAGATGTAGCGCGGGGATCGGGGCGCGGAGATATATCCCAGGTATCCGTTGGGCTGGGCTGGTGTCGGCTTTCGGGCGTATCGAGTTGCGTCAGGGCGATCCTTTCCCGAATGGCTTGCTCTTCCCGAACCTGTCCAGCATGGACTGCGAGAATAGCGAAGCCAAGGATCAAGGTGAGCAGGGACAAGCCAGGCAAAGCCACAGGGTGCCGCCACCAGGGCGCAGCATCATTGCGCCGATGGGTCATCGGACAGAGAGACATGGGCAACCTCAGATAGGTGGGGAGCGGCGCCTGGAGCTATCAATAATTGAACATGGATAAAGCAGAGATGCAAGAGGCTTACTGCCAGCTAATGAGACTCCGAGGGCGGGTCAATCCACGACCCCCGAGCGCGCAGGGCTTCTTCCAGGAGGATCTCCACGATCTGGGACATCCGCCTGCGCTCCTTCTTGGCCTCTTTGTCGAGCAACGCTTTCATGTGGTCATCAACGCGCGTGGGCAATTGATAACCTTTCTGGCGCTGAGGAATGGCGTTCACGGGCTTGTTCTTTTTAGCTTTGCTCATGGTGAAATGGTACGTCCATTTGAAGCCAAGAGCAACATCCTTCAACCATCGTAATCCACTGGCGTCTGAGATGCAAATGGCAACCAGAAGATAATTATTTCAACTTATTGTTGACACAGGCAACATGTGTGGATTATGATGATTGCACTGATTTTGGCAGTCGCAGCCTGGCGAGATGACAGGCGCTGCATCCCAGCGGTTGTACTTCGCAGGAACTATTCAGTCGTCGGAGGTAAACCCAGAGGCCCTGGTGCTCCCCACGACTGCGTCACCCCTGCAAGTACCAAGCAACCTAGCCGGGGCGGGTCCGGCCGACTGCCATGAGCAAGCGAGCTACAGGGTAAGCACCATGCGAAGCAGACCTAACGACTGGTATGACTGGGTCTAAATCTTCTGCCAGCTCCCTGGTGGGACCGCCTGGGCGAGACAAGGATTCCCACTTTCTGACCCTTGACGGTGCAGGTCCGATTCCCGCGGCTGGCCTTCTTCCCTGATATGGAGTTGTCCACCATGTACTTCATCATCATCTGGCGCAACGACGCTGCTCCGCCCGTTGTCGATTGCGTCTGCGAGACCTGGGATGAGGCGAGCCAGCGCTACGAGGAAGCCATCGACGACCCGCTCAACGGCGGCTGCTGGATCGAGATTGCTGTACGCCGCATCCGCCAGTTCCGCCAGCACGACTAAGGAGGAAGGAATGAGCCATACGCCCGGACCGTGGGAAATAGCGGAAACCACGAAGAAGAAGAACTATCTGGAGATCGACGCCCCCGCCGCTGGCTTTTATGGTCTGGCTCGGGTATGGCTGCACGGTGAAATCGGCGACGGCAATGCCCGCCTTGTTGCCGCAGCACCGGAGCTTTTGGCGGCCTGCGAGTTAGCTTTGCGAATCCTGCACTCTTACCTTCCTCCCGACCAATTCGATGGCCATGCGGCACAGGCCTTGATCCTGATCCGCGATGCGGTAGCCCGAGCCAAAGGTAACTAGCCAGACATGGAACGCATCACGATTGCCCCTGATGGCACAGCCAGGCTGGAAATCAGCGATCCGAAAGGCGAGATTTGGGAATACGCGCTGGCCAAAGTCGGCAACGGCCTGGGTGTCTGGGCCTGCGAGGTCACCAAGATCGAAACGGGGGACTGTTATCGCGTGGCCGAGGAGACGCCCGGCCGTTGGCAGTGCAGCTGTCCGGCCTGGAAATACTGCCGCACGCGCCCCCACACCTGCAAACACTGCCGCACGGTCGCCAACCTCAGCCCGCGCCAACGGCAGCTCCTCGAATCCCTGACCGCCCAGGAAGTCGCCTCATGAACGAAACCACCGAACGCAATACCGCGCAAGATGCCTTGCGGCTGCGCCAGCTGTCGATGGAACGTGGCGAGACGCTGGCCGGGGAGATCGCGCTGTACTGGCTCGAGAAAGCGGAGCAGCTGGGTCAGGAGGTCCATGGCCTGCGCGGCGAGCTGCATGGCGTGCGGCTCAAGCTGGATGTGGAGCAGGCGCGGAGCCGCGCCTTGGCCGATGCACTGCGCGAGCTGCTGGATGGGGTGCGCCACTACTCCAACCTCGTCTTTATCCCCCAACACCTACCCCTGATCAACCGGGCCGCCAAGGCCCTGGCCGAGATGGACTACCAGCGAGAGGTATCCCCATGACCAACCCCGCCGACAAAACTGCTGTGAGCACTGCCGTCATCGAGCAGCCACCAACCCAAGGCGTCTCCGATCTCTATCGCCGCGCTACCGACGTGGCCGGTGCCTGTCGGGATATTGTGCTGCGGACCTCGGTCTTCATCGGCAAAACCAAGAGCCGTCATGTCCGCGTCGAGGGCTGGCAGGCCATCGCCGTCTGTCACGGCTGCTGTACCGGGGCGGGCGAAGCCGAGCGCGTCTACGACAAGGAGGGCGAGTGGATCGGCTACAAGGCCATCGGCTACGTCCGCAATGCCAAGGGCGTCATCCTGGCGACCGGCGAGGGCTTCGTCGGCTTCGACGAAACCGATCGCTACGGCAACTTTACCTGGCGCAATCGTCCTGAATACGCCGGCCGAGCGATGGCCCAAACGCGCGCGGTCAGTCGGGCCTGTCGGGGGCTGTTCGCGCATGTGCTCGTGCTTATGGATGCGGGTCTGTCCACGACGCCAGCCGAAGAGATGATCGACTCCTACCCCGAGCCCGAAGCAGAGCATCCCGAGAGGCCAGCGGCTGAGGAGGCGCCCGAGGTTGCGGCCCAGGAGATCGCCTGGCTGCGCGAGCAACTCGCCCGCAAGGGCAAGACTCCTGACGATGTGAAGACGTTCCTGCACCAGCTGATCAAGAGCCATCCCAATCTCGGGCCGGTGCCCTTTGATCTGGAAGACATGACCCGCGCCCAGTTCCAGCGTGTCCAGGACCGCCTGATGAAGCTTCCTGACCGACCCTAAGCAGCCTGTTGATCGCCCGGAAGGAATCGCCCTGTGGAACCAGCCCCTGAGCTATTAACCCTGGCGCAGGTCGCCGGCCGCCTCAACCTCGATAGCAAGACGCTGCGCCGCCAGTTCGGCCGCGGCTTCCCCGAGCCGGTGACGATTGGCCGCACGCAGTATTTCTACCCCAAGGACATCGAGGCCTACCTGTACCTCTCCTCGCGTGGGGCCTTCCGACTGCTCGCCAGGCTTTCGGACGAAGAGGACGAGGAGGATGAAGACGAGGCCAAGCCACGGACTTCCCGGGCGGCCCAATGACGGACATTCGTGGACATTCAAGGACTCTCGCGGGAATTCGTGGACTTCCATGGACATGGGCTTTTTCCCGCTTGAAAGCGGTCTTGCGGCTGGTAATTTTGTCCTTCACCAAGCCTGACCGTCCCGAAACGATTCGGGACCTTCCCCAAGAACTGGACGCGCCGCGCCTTGGCGTACGGGGTGCGCGCGCAGGCAGGGAGTTTCCAGGATGATTCGCTTACCCCACTGGTTCACGCATCTGGTGCGGCTGTTTCGCCGCAAGGCGCAGGCCGGCCAGGCCCTGCGGCTCAAGAAGCACCAGCAGCGCCCAACGAAGCATCGGCCCGAGCCTCTCAGTCCCGGCCGGCCCCTGTGGCAGCTGGGCGGCGGCTGGGCGGTGGAAGTGCAAACCGGCGTGACCTATCTGGTCTGCCCCAACCGCCGGCACTACTGGCCGCTGCTGCCGGTCGGCTACCTCGACTACTACCGCGACCTGAACTAAGCGACACGCCTGCGTGGGGCTGCGGCCTGGCACCTGGTGGCCGACTCGGGGTTGGCCGCCAGGCAGGCTGGGATTCGCCAGCCAGGCTGGCAGCCCCCACGCGGGCCTTTCACGAGAGCGAGAATCATGGACTATGTTAACTGCTACAGCAGCACCGAGACGATACGTCTGTATCGCTACACCCTGCAGGGCAATCAGTTACGCCCTACCTGGGACTCCTTTTATCCGGTGGGCCCCGCCGCGGTCATCCGCCCGCTGGCACAGGCCCGCGACCAGACCGACGATGAGGTGCCGATCGTCGTCAATCTGTCGGAGTGCCTGGAGAACCTACCTGAGGAGCAGCCCGGCGTGCTGCTGATCGCCAGCCGGGAAGTGACGCGCCTGGCCAATCTCCAGGGGCGGGCGGATGTGGTCTGTCCCTGGTGGCCGACTGGGAAAGAGGAACGTGACAGCCACGGCCGCATCCTCATACGCCGCCTGGAGTGTTTCTTCGACCCCGACCAGTGGGTTTATGAGATGGCCAAGCCAACTCCGAGCGAAACCTTGCAGGAGACGCCATCATGACCGACACGGCTGTCAACGGCCGCCACCGACGGCGTTACGCCAGTCCGTCCCATCCCTGTCCTGTTTGCGGCGGGCAGGACGCCTGTTCTGAAGGCGACGACGGCTTGCTGTTCTGCCGCCGCTGCGGCGGTGAGCAACTCGGGTTCGTCTACTTGGGGGTCGCCAAGGGCGACCCCCAATTCAGCCTGTATCGCCGGGAAGGCGATCCGGAGCTGAGACAGAACCAGTCGGGCGGCCGCAGCCGCAGGGACGCGAAGAACGGCCGGCCGACCTCGGTCGATTGGAACGCCCTGGCGCGACATTTCGCCGCCGCCCTGACGGCGAGCCGCCTTGCCCAGTTGGCCCGGATACTGGGCCTGCCGGAGCAGGCCATCTCTCTTCTGCCCCTGGTCGGCTACAGCTCACGCGGCCACCATCCGGACTATTACGGGCAGGACTGTTTCACCTTCCCGCAAATGGACGCTTCCGGTCAGGTGACGGGCCTCTGCTGCCGCTACCCGGACAACAGCAAGAAGCTGATGGCGGGCAGCCGGGCCGGTCTGTACCTGACGCAAGGCTGGGAAGAAAGCACCGGCCCCCTTCTGGCCGTCGAGGGGCCGACCTGCGCGCTGGCCGGCGCTGCCCTGGGGATGGCTGTCGTCGGCCGCCCCAGCAACACCGGCGGCGTTGAGCCTCTGGCCCAGCTGCTCCGGGGCCTGCCAGCGGAGCGACCCCTCATCGTCCTGGGTGAATACGACCCCAACGACAAGGGCGGCTGGCCGGGCCTGGAAGGCGCCAAGAAGACGGCTGCCGCCCTGGCAGACCGGCTGGGCCGCAACACCTCCTGGTGTCTGCCGCCCGAGAAGGCCAAGGACGTACGAGCCTGGGCGATCGCCCAGGGCCTTGATCCGCAGCGTCCAGAGTTGTGGAACGAGGCGGGTCAAAGGTTCCTGACCTGGGTCGAGGCGCACCGCCATATCGTCAGTGGCCAGGCGGTGATTGACCCCGCCGAGGTGGCTACCATCGAGGACCTGATCCGGGTCGGCTCGGAGATCCGCTGGCTATGGGATGGCTGGCTGCAAATTGCCGTCCTGGTCGTGTTGGCCGCCAATGCCGGCATTGGCAAGACCCGGTTTGTGGCGGACCTGATCCGACGCATCCGCCACGGCCTACCCTGGCCCGATGGCAGGCCGATGACACTGCCGCCGGACGCCAGGGTGCTCTGGGTCGTTAGCGACAACAATCACGACGAGCTGGTGAGCCTGTGCAAGGCGTTCGGCATCGTCAGCAACGTGTTCCTCAACGCCACGAAGGCCGACCCCTACGGCGGGACCACGCTGGACCTCAAGGAGGAGCTGGAGCAGCTGGAGGCCCGCATCCATGCCGTCAGGCCGGCCCTGGTCATCATTGACACGGTCGGCAACGCCACGGACAAGGATCTGTGCCGCCAAGAGGAGGCCAAGGCGTTCTTCCAACCCCTGCAGGTCATTGCTCGCCGGACCGCCATCACCTTCCTGTGCCTGGCCCACCTGAACATGGCTGGCGGCGTCGTCGGCCGCCGCACCTTGGAGAAAGTCCGGGTTGCCATCCGCATGGACTGCCCCGATGAGGAGGGTCAGCCCAACCGCCGCCGGCTGGAGGTCCTCAAGAGCAACTCCAAGAAGCCGGCCGCCCTGGGCATCACGATGGGCGATCAGGGCAACGAGTATGACACCAACCCGCCCCAAAAACCCGACCAGCCCGTCGGAGGCCGTCCTCCCGCCAAGATCCAGGAGTGTGTCGAGTGGCTGTCGGAATACCTCGACAAGACCCCCAAGCGCGTCAGCAAGATCATCAGCGAGGGGGGCCAGAAAGGCTTCTCCAAGGGCACGATTTATCGCGCCCGTGACGTTTTGGAGGCCGAAGAGTACGAGGACGCGGAAGACAAGAAGTGGTGGAGACTTACGTCCAATAATGAGTGAAATACCACCTGCGCCCAAGCGCCCAAAACCCCGGGGGTTTTGGGCGCTTGGGCGCAGGTGGGCGCAGGGGCCGGAAAGGCTCTCCGAGGGTGAGACGATGGGGCCATTTTCGGAAGCACAAGAAGAGAACCTGGATCTCCTACGCGACGCCTTGCTCAAGCTGCACGATGTCCGTCAAGCCGCCCAGGCGCTGTACGGCTTTCTGGAGCGTAGTGGCGAGCGCCTCGGCACGCGCACGCTGCAGCGTTTGCGTGAGGGCACCCGTCGGGCGGCTGAGGACTACTGCCGCGAGTTGCTGGCCCTTTGGGAAGCTATCGACGAGGACTACGTGACATGACACAAAAGCCTCCCGAGCCCGACGTGATCATCACGCTGCGTCCCCTGGCCGCCGCTGAGCCGGTCGCCGTGCGGCTGCGCCGCCTGTTGAAATTCGCCGGCCGCAAGCTGGGCCTGAAGTGCCTCCAGTGCCAGGACGCGCCCGCCCAAGACCAACACCCCAGGGAGCCCCCGATGACCCACCCGAAGAAACCCGCAGCGGCTGCGTCGCCGCCCTCCTCCTATCAGCGCCCCGTCGTCGAGCTGACCGAGCGAGGCGTGCGCTGCGGCTGGTGTCAGTACCCCCATTCACTGGGCTGCCCTCTGTGTTATGAGGCGCGCAAGCATTACAAAGAATCACGTAACAAGGACTCACGCTGATGGACAAAAAAATCGTCGTCGGCTTTTCCGGGGGCATTGACAGCCAGGCCGTCGCACTGTGGGCGCGACAGACCTTCCCGCAGGAGGATATTCTCCTGCTCAATTCGGACGCCGGCGGCAACGAGCACCCGCTGACCGAAGGCTTCATCCGCTGGTACTCCGTTAATGTCTTCCCCGTGACCGTCGTCTGCGCCCTGCTCAAGGACCTGGGCGACGTGGGCACGCGCGACGGCGCCACGCGCGAGCGACGGCTGACGCTCGGCGAAGAGGAGCCGTTGACCTTCGACAAGCTGGCTTTCGTGAAGGGAATCTTCCCTTCACGAAAGGCGCAATTCTGCACGGAGTATTTGAAGCTGGCACCGCAAAAGCGCTGGCTCGACGACAATCTGACCGCCCAAGGCATTCGCTATGCCAGATATATCGGCGTCCGCGCCGACGAGTCCAATGAGAGAGCCAGCTGCCCGGAGCAGGAGTTTGATTCTTACTTCCACTGCATGCTCTATCGGCCCCTGTTCCGGTGGACCAAACAGCAATGTTTCGATTTCGTCCGTGCCGCCGGCGAGGACATCAATCCGCTCTACAAGCTGGGTTTTACTCGCGTCGGCTGTGCGCCGTGCATCAACTCCAGCAAGGCCGACATCCGCAATTGGGCGGCCCGTTTCCCCGAAATGATCGACAAGGTGAGACGCTGGGAACAGTCGGTGGGCAGGACGTTCTTTGCACCTGTGGTGCCGGGCAAGGACATCAACTGGATCGATGAGGTCGTTACTTGGTCACGGACGGAACGGGGGGGACGGCAGTTCAGCCTGCCGTTCGTGGAAGCGCAAGCCGAGTCAGGAACCTGTATCAGCAAGTATGGGCTTTGTGAGTGAGCTACGCCATGACCTGTAACGACTGCCACTGCCCACTAAACCCCAAGATCCGTACCGGCTTCTGCCGGCGCTGCTACGAGCGCCGCCGCTGCTTGTACTGCAGCCGGCCTTTTGCGGCCC